CCTGCTTCGAATTGATTTACATCCGTTGGAGTAAGTAGCATACCCAACGAATCTACTACAAACAAGACTTTAGGTCTTTCTAGTTCTGGTAATGTTTTATACTCTTTGACAAACTCCGAGATCATCTTGCCCACATCGTCTATCATGGCCATGTTGAGTTTGAGAAGTTTGTCTTCACTGGTATCTACATTGAGTGCGTGCAACCATTTCTCGTCCAGTGCGTTTTCGCTGTCTACCAAGATAACATAAATGCCTTGCTTTTGTGCATTGGCAACCAGGTTACCCGAACAGATAAAACTTTTACCTGCACCAGATTCGCCAGCAAACACAGTGACTTTGCCCAGGGGTACTCCCTTGTTGAAGTCGCCCGAAATCAAATAGTTCAATGCATAGTTGTTGGTTGAGATCCAGTCTGTGGGATCAGTGAATCCCACACTGATACCGTCGATACTCTTGGTAATGCTTTTTCTAAATTTACTTACGTCAAATGGTTTGGCCATGATAGTGTTCCTTAATTAAAATTATTTTGCTGCTAATGCTTCTTTCTCTGCTGTGATTTCTTTACGGCGTTCTTTGATACCTTTGCTCATTTCTTGTAAGGCTTTTCTAGCACGAGCCGCTGATGCTTTTACGCCCTTGGCTGTGAACTTTTCATTTTCTGCTAGATATGTTTCAAATGCTGCTACGATTGTTTCGTGGTTTGTCATAGTACTTCCTTTATAAAATTGAATATAACTCTTTAAAAACTTTACTGCTGTCTAGGTTGCGTCTCGAATCCATGATCGACAACTGTTTCATGGATTCGTTTAAATCTCGCTTCATTGGCTGTTGAATATATTTCAACATGTTGTTGTAACCGTTCTCCAACAGGTAACCAGGTTGTGCATTGATACGAAGTTCTAGTTCTTGTTTGACTGAGTTTAACACATTTTCTGGTAAATGCCTAATGTTTAGGTATTCTGGAGTCAGCAATGCACCAATTACAAAACTGTTGTTGTGGAAACCCAAATCTTTTAACCAATCCACACAATCAAAAATGCTACGATAGTTCAATAAAAAATGCAACATGTTGAATGTTATCTTGTGATCCAATCCACGAATTATGTGTAGATTTTCTAAAAAGTCCGACCAACGACTGCCATAACGTATGTATTCAAATTCTTGTTCCATACTTTCAATGCTGACGGTCCAATGTACATTTTTGAATTCACAAATCTTGTCAAACACTCGAGTATTGGTTTTACTCAAGTTGGTGTTTATTCTCAAATTCACGTCGGGATTTACCTGCTGTAGCAATTCCAACAGTTCTAAATTTTCTTTCATCAACAGGGGCTCACCACCGGCCATGTACACATGTTTGAGTGTGTCAGCATGATCAAATATGTACTTTTTAAACTCATCCAATTGTTGTTGTGTGGGTGTTTGATGTGTTACATTTAGTTCGTCGCTCCAACGACTGCTGAATTGTGGATAACAGTACACACAGGCAAAGTTGCACAAATTGGTCCAGCGTATGTCAATGGTATGTAGATCATGATTGGCCACACGATAGGTATCCATGGGCACACTTTTTAATTCACGTATGTAAAACACTCTATCACTGATGATATCAAAACTGCGTTGCTGAGTTTCTAAATCATAGCAGGGATAGCATTTGGTTCCAGACATACCTTGCAACATTCTAAACTGAGTGTCTTGATTGTTCATGCCAGTTAGGATCTGTTTTGCTGATTGATCTTTGATGTTTCCCAATGGTCCGGCACTGCGTATGCAATTTTTAACTGTGCCGTCAAAATTGTACATGAGCCCGGTCCACGGCATGGGACAAAATGCTCGATTGGTCAACATGTCCTTAGGAGTCATATCTGGGTCCTAAACTGATATCTGCCACTGTCAGCACTGGCTCTGCCTGTTCCAGCATGTTGACCAAGGTCATGGCCCAGGGTGCTGGCATGGCCGATGGTGGTGATGTTTTGTCAGGTGTAGTGGCAATGTCTCCGGGTTTGACCAAGACCAGTCTGGGTAACGGATGCACATATCTGAGTTGAACATGTGCCTGGTCCAGAGTATGTTTTTGCAACCAATACTCTTCCATGTTTTCAATAGTGGACACAGGGTAGTTGGTAATTTGACTGCCAATACTGACTATGGTTTTTTCTTGACCGCGCCATCTACGATACATTTCAAACAGGAGTTCTGTCTGTGCAAATCCGGCCTGTGCATTGTTCACAAACATGTCACAGGACTCAATGACGCCTGCACACTTTGGTATGCTTTTTATGTTGTAACCATTTGAGCGACTCAGTCCCACTATTTCGTGACCACGAGATTCATACACTTCTGCAAGAAATTTACCTATACCATTGGTGTGTCCAGTGATTGCTATTTTCATTCCATGCCTCTCAATTGCTTTTGTTTTTGTATGTATGCCTGCACTTCTTCGGTATTTTTATTATTCACATCCAACTCTCTTGGTTCTTTCAAGTAAGCATAGCCGTGATCAATTTGGTGTTCTTGAGCAAATGCCCGTATGTTGGGCAGGTCGTGTAGGTTCAACACACTGACGGTGGTCCATAAATTCAATTTGATTGGCATGCTTTTATAAGTCATTAAATTTTTGTAAAATGTTTCCCAGGGTATGGGCCAACGCACCAAATCGTGTACAGCGCCTATGCCATCACAACTGACTGTGACTGTGACTTCTATGCCCCGATTTGTCAGATCAACCAGTTCTTCCAGCACTGTGTTGGCATTGGTATTGAGCCGCAAAGTTTTAAGATTAGGTGGTAAATTTTGCAACAGTCTACGATAATTTTTACTGTAACTGGGTTCTCCACCGTTGATGTCTAGGTGTCTTATGTTTTCTTGCGGCAGGTCCCAAAATCTATTGCTGTTGTCCACTATTGGGAAGGTTCGACCTTGCAAGGCACCTATTCTGGTACTGCAATTGGGGCTACAGGTCATGCAGGCTGCATTACAAATATTGTCCAACACTCCGCCTACTTGTAGATAGTCAGGATTGGTTTCGGCCTCATCCAAGGCCAGGGCATGTATTCTTACACTGCTGGGACTTTCACGTTCAACTTCTTGACAACGCACACACTCTGTGGGCCAAATGTCATTGGCAAACTGCTCTTTCTTTTTACGCAACCAGCGACTGGCACGCATTTGTTCCAAGGTATCAAACTGTGCTGGCGCCACCATATGGCCACAGGTACTAACTGTACCATTGGGATTAAAACGAACAAAGTGACCTAGTCTAGGACAGCGCATAGGTCCCGACTTCGTTGAACAGTTTCTCTGTATAACAACGGTTGTTCTGCTTTTAATTCTGCAAGTATGTGTGCAAATTTGACTTTTTGTCCAACATACTTGAGCAAAAATTTATCCAGTTCAAGATAAAAATGTAATTTTTTGTTGTCTTTAAAATAATCAACAATGGCTTGATCTCTCTCCAAGGCATTCCAGGTGTTTTCTGTTAGGTTGCCTAATTCGTCCATGGATCGAAATGTCAGCCAATTGTCATAGTTTCGGCGAAGATTCAACAACCAATGAAACTGTAGTGCAAAATGTCGATTCAAGAACAGGTATTCGTCTATCATGCTCAGTGCTGTGGCACGATCAAGATGCGGATTGTGTCTTAGATAGGTTTGTACACCCGACACATAACGTTCAAACGGATCACGCACATACACTGTGATGTTGCTGATGGCTCGTATTTTTCTATTGATTATTACTGTGGGGTTTTCGGCCTTGAGACTGCTACTGCCGTTTTTAAAAATTGGATACACGAAGTTGCCAAAGCCCATTTCGTAGACTTCGCACTCGTCTGGGAATAGAACAGGATCTAGATATGAGAGCATGGAAAGTGTGGGGGACCGTCTCCCCCACTGACACAAGCAATATTACTGTTTCTGACGGTTACGAATCATTGCCAAAATATCTTCAGCACGCTGGCTGGATGGTTTGGCTTCTGCGGCCGGTGTTGCCACTGGTGCAGTTGCAGCAGGTACATCATCTTCTTCTACAGGTTCTGCCACTGCGGCTGGTGCCGGTGCAACATCTGCGGCTGGAGCAGCATTAGGTACATCTAAACCGTATGGTTTGTAGTAAGCACCCCAACGATCTGGATCGTATGGTTGGCCATCTACACTTGCTTCAAACATTTCTTTAAGAACCTTGAGTTCTACTTCGCTGGGTTTCTTGGGCAAAAAGTCGCTCAAGTTAAACAGGCCATGCTCATCAATGGCGGCTTGTTCTTCTGCTGTGAGTGCCGACTCTTTGCGTGACCACTTCGAAGTTGAATAGTCTGCATATCCGCCTTTACTTGTTTTGATGATTTGAAAATCCAAACCACGTTGCAAGTCTGTTGGCAACTCTTCCATTTCTGGATCCATCAATGCTGCCTTGATGAT